CCCACCCGCTCACCCGCTCACCCGCCCTCACGCCCACCCACCCGCTCACCCACCCGCTCACCCACCCGCTCACCCACCCGCCAAGAAAGAACTGGCGACGCGCCCCTTTCGCGGGGCAAAAAAAACCCCCCACCCTTTCGGGTGGGAGGCTAGGGTTACTACTTCTTGACGGTGTAGACTTCGACTACCGCTTGCCATGCTGCGACCGCTTTGAGCAGGTCGTACGGTGCTTTTTCTTTCTTTTGCAAAAGTGCGATCTGCACTTCAGCAAACTTAATCACCGCTTTGGGGCTTTCCGCGACCGATGCAATCACTTTTGCTTTTGCATCAGCTTTTCGCTTCGCGCTTGCCTTTTTACCGGCCTTTTCCGCCGCAACTTTTTCTGCCGGTGTTCTCTTCTCATCCTTGATACGGCGAAAAGAGCTTGACAGTGTATCGAACAGCGTAGCAGCCTTTTTCTGCGCTTCATCGCCTTTCCGCAGATCGCGCACCGAAACCACTTTGAGTTCGCCTTTGATCGTAAACGTCCTGACCTTCTTCAGGAACTCGACAGGCTCACCTTTGAACGCTCGGCAGGCATCCATTAAGCTGCTGCTACCGTTGATAACGCCATTTGCTGCGTCAATACAAACTTGTTCTTCAGTGCTGTATTTGGCATTTGCCATGTTGTTTCTCCAGTTGAGTTTAAAGAGCTTGCTGCGCTGAGTCACTTGACCCAGTGACCATATAGTCTCATATACTGGCTGACTTGTCAATAGGTGATGTCGGACAATGTCCGACACCCCACAGGCCGCGACCCACTACCACCCGACCCCCCAATTTTAATCTGGGACTCCTAGCCTCGCCCCTTCCCTGTGTTTTACACAAATAATCCCCACTTTTTTCCAGACCCTCCCCCCCCCCCTCCCTCCCCCCCTCTTCCCCCCCCCCTCACCCCCCACATCCCCCACTTCACCCACACCCCCACCCCCCTCTATATAGAAACACCCCCCTATAACATCCATACCTCCTTTTCTTTTTCCAACCAATATGTTATATACCGTGCAATGCTTATTACCCCTGAAGAAGAAGTACCCTTCGGCAGCGTCAGCATGTCTGACCTGTCGGTGCTTGAACGGGCAAGGCTTGCTTGTAATACGGTAAAGGCTTTGTTCCCCGACGACACCCCCGCTTCCGAAGAGGAAAAGGAGCTTGCACGGGATATGTTTACGGCTATTACCGCCCCGCCCAAAGCGCAAATCACCAATTCCGCTACGGTGTCTACCCTTGCTCACTACCCAAACGCGTCGTTACGGCATCTGGATCAGATGTTGGCGGAATATGATTACGAGTTAGTCAATAGCTCCGTGCGTATACGGGAGTTCACCAAGAACAAGCTGCTGCTGGAAGCGGAAAACCCGGACGGCAAGATTCGCATACGTGCGCTGGAGCTTCTGGGCAAGATGAAGGATGTGGGTTTGTTCACAGACCGCATTGAAATTACGCATAAGACCAAGACCGACGATGAGTTGGAGCTTGAGTTGACCAAAAAGCTTGAGAAGTATATGGGCATGGCGGAAGTCGTGGACGAAGAGGATGCAGAGGACGCGGAAGAGATACTGGAACCCGCGCATGAAGAAGAAATTGATGGGCTACTCAGTCGTTTAGAAGTTTGAGAAAGACATAGCCCATGCCTTTGGACGAAAAAACGCTCAAATACCTCCGTGCCAACCTGCATAGACTAACCCCAAGGCAAAAAGAAGAAGTTTTGGGGTTAATTGAGGAGTGGGAGACCCGTCAGGCCATCAAGAAGGCCAAAATCACCCTGTTGGACTTTGTAAAGTTTATTGAACCCGCTTATAAGATAGGCGCACACCACAAAAAGCTGGCTGCATTGCTGGAAGACCTCGCAAATGGGGTAAAACACCGTATTGCAGTCAATATTGCCCCCCGTTTTGGCAAATCCCACCTTGTTTCTTACTACTTTCCCGCATGGTTTTTAGGTAATCACCCTGACCAGAAGGTCATGATGGTGTCCCACACAGCAGATTTGGCTGTGGATTTTGGCCGGAAAGTGCGAAATTTGATAGCAAGTGAGCAATTTCAGGCGATATTTGGGGGTAAAAATGGAGTGGAGTTGTCTCAGGATTCAAAGAGCGCGGGACGCTGGCATACCAATCATGGGGGAGAATACTTCGCCGTTGGCGTTGGCGGTGCTATCGCGGGGCGTGGTGCAGACCTATTACTTATTGACGACCCACACAACGAGCAGGACATCATCAACGGCAACCTCGACGTGTTCGATAAGGCGTACGAGTGGTTCACTAGCGGGGCGCGGACGCGCCTGATGCCGGGGGGACGGGTAGCCATCGTGCAGACCCGCTGGGCGCTAAACGACTTGACGGGCAGGGTGGTCAAGGACATGGTGATGAACGAGGACTCCGACCAGTATGAGGTCGTGGAGTTTCCTGCCATATTAGATAAGGAGGAGATGGACGAGGAGGGCGACCTTCAAATAGTGCAGAAATCCCTCTGGCCTGAACAATGGTCACTTGAGGCGCTGCTGAGAACCAAAGCGTCGATGCCAGCCTACCAGTGGTCGGCGCAGTATATGCAAAACCCCACCTCGGAGGAGGGGGCAATTGTCAAACGCGAGTGGTGGAAATGGTGGACTAAAGAACGCCCTCCGCAGTGCGAGTTTATAATCCAGTCATGGGACACGGCTTTTGAGAAGCACAACCGTGCTGACTTCAGCGCCTGTACAACGTGGGGCGTCTGGTGGCCTGAGAAAGAACCAAACGAACCAACGACGGGTAGTGCTAATATAATATTGCTGGACTCCTTTAAAGATCGTATGGAGTTCCCGGAGCTTAAGAAAGTGGCGCTGGAACACTACCGGTCTTGGGAGAGTCGGGATGCCCCCGTGACTCTTATCGTGGAGAAAAAGGCGTCTGGCGCACCACTTATATATGAGCTTCGGGCGATGGGTATACCAGTTCAGGAATATACCCCGAGTAAGGGTAACGACAAGATCAGCAGATTGAACTCGGTCTCTGATCTGTTTCAGTCAGGAATGGTTTGGGCACCTGAGACACGCTGGGCAGAAGAAGTGGTTGATGAAGTGGCGTCGTTCCCCGCAGGGGATCATGATGACTTGGTGGACGCAACAACGCTGGCCTTGATGCGGTTTAGAAGTGGGGGCTTTGTAAAGTTACCCATCGACGAACCCGACCCAGTCAGGCTCTTTAAGAGCAAACGCAACGCGGGGTATTACTGATGGCTACACAAAAGTTCATGGGCAAGAATCAGTTGATCGACCGGCTATCAGCCCAAGTTGGGTCACGGGAGTCCGCTATAACTATACTGCAAAAGCGGGGACAGCTTAAAGCGGATGGAAAGACCTTTACTGCGGAAGGCGCAAAACGTAACGCCATGACCGCTGAAGAACGTGCAAAAGATCGGGCTTCCAAGAAGACCGGCGCACCTGTATCAGCGTTCAAATACAATCCAAAAACTAACCTTGCTTCAAGGAAAAATCATGGCAATAGATAAAGCACTATACCAAGCCCCTCAAGGTCTGGATGCCCTGCAAGATGAACCGGATATCCAGATTGAGATTGAAGACCCGGAATCGGTGAAGGTTGGGATTGGCGGGATTGAGTTGGAGATTGGCAAGGGCGAGGAAGATGACTTTGACGCCAACCTTGCAGAAGAGATGGGGGAGAACGAACTCCAGACCCTAGCTTCAGAACTACTGGGTGACTACGACACAGACATCACATCGCGTAAAGACTGGCTGGATGTCTATGTCAAGGGCTTGAAGCTGCTGGGTTTGAAACATGAAGACAGGACTGAGCCGTGGCCCGGAGCTTGTGGTGTGTTTCACCCCATGTTGATGGAGAGTGCAGTCAAGTTCCAGTCCGAGACCATCATGGAGACCTTCCCCGCTGCTGGGCCGGTCAGGACTAAAATCATCGGTAAAGAAACTCCAGAGAAGAAGGAAGCGGCTCTCAGGGTTGAGCAGGACATGAACTACGAGTTGACGGATGTGATGCGGGAATACAGACCCGAGCATGAGCGTCTGCTTCTCTCCCTCTGCCTCTCCGGTAATGCCTTCAAGAAGATTTACTTTGACCCCGCACTAGACAGGCAGACCGCATCGTTTATCCCGGCTGAAGACATTATTGTGCCTTATGGCGCGATGAACCTTGAGAGCGCGGAGCGGGTTACACACCGTATGCGGAAGACCAATAACGAACTGCGCCGCCTTCAAGTGGCTGGGTTCTACCGTGATGTAGACCTTGGCGACCCCGTGATGGTGATGGACGAAGTTGAAAAGGAGAAGGCCAGAGAGCAGGGCTTCAGCGCCACTGTCGATAACCGCTTCCAGCTTTTGGAAATGCACGTTGACCTTGATCTGGCGGGATACGAAGACTTAGACAAGGATAACGAACCTACGGGTATCGCGTTGCCGTATGTCATCACGATTGAAAAGGGAACTAGCACCATTCTGTCAGTTCGTCGCAACTGGCTGCAAGACGACAAGCTGAAGTTCCGTCGTCAGCACTTCGTCCACTACGGATACATTCCGGGCTTTGGCTTCTACTACTTTGGATTGATTCACTTGATCGGTGGTCACGCTAAAGCCGCTACGTCCTTGATGAGGCAGTTGGTCGATGCAGGAACTCTGTCTAACCTTCCGGGCGGTCTCAAAGCGCGGGGGATGCGGATCAAAGGGGACGACACACCCATAGCTCCGGGTGAATTCCGCGACGTAGACCTACCGTCTGGTGCGATCAGGGACAACATTCTCCCGCTGCCATACAAAGAGCCAAGTCAAGTATTGCTGGCGTTGATGGACAAGATCGTTGCCGATGCCCAACGCTTCGCGGCTACAGCGGATATGAAGATATCTGATATGTCGGCACAAGCGCCGGTAGGCACGACGCTGGCAATCCTTGAAAGAGCCTTGAAAGTGATGAGTGCGGTTCAAGCGCGTATTCACTACACGATGAAGCAAGAGTTCCGGCTGCTGGCTGGGATCATCCGCGACAATACGCCAAAGGATTACGCCTACCAACCTGAGATGGGCAGCAAGTCCGCCAAGCAGTCTGACTACGATCAGGTTGATGTCATACCGGTCAGTGACCCTAACGCGTCAACCATGAGCCAGCGGGTTGTGCAGTATCAGGCTGTCATGCAGTTGGCAAAGGATGCTCCGCAAATATACGATTTGCCGGTTCTGCACAGGCAGATGATTGAAGTATTGGGTGTAAAGAACGCTACCAAGATTGTGCCGACGATAGAGGACATGAAGCCGGTTGACCCTGTAACTGAGAACATGGACATCATGCGCGGTAAGCCGGTCAAAGCTTTCTTGATTCAAGACCACGAAGCACACTTGGCTGTGCATATGACAGCAATGCGTGACCCTAAAATTGCAGCAGTCATGGGTCAGAACCCACAAGCACAGGCCATACAAGCGGCAGCACAATCTCACGTTATGGAACACGTTGCATTCCAATACCGCAAAGAGATTGAGAAAATGCTTGGTGCAGCTTTGCCCCCGATGAAGGACAAGGACGTAGACGACGAAGATGTGAAAGAGTTGCCGCCAGAAATTGAAGCGCAACTTGCACAACTTGTAGCTCAAGCTGCACAAAAACTGCTTCAGAAGAACACCGCTGAAACGCAACAGCAACAGGCGCAACAGCAATCACAAGACCCGCTGGTTCAGATGCAGCAACAGGAACTCAAGATCAAAGAGTCCGAGGTTCAACGCAAAGCAGCAAAAGACAAGATGGACGCTGCGGGTAAAGCTGACGAGATTCGCATCAAAGAAGAAGAGCTAGAGTTAAAGAAGCATAGCGAAATGGTAAACGCCGCTGGCAAAGCAGACGACATTCGCCTGAGAGAACAAGACGCGCAGCGCAACTTCAACCAACAAGGAGCCTAAGGTCTAATGAATTACGCCAATGAGTTGGAATACATCAAGTCAAAACTTGATGAACGGCGCATAGAAATAGAACAGCACCTTGGAAGGGGTGCTGCCAAGAACTACGACGAGTATCAAAAACTTTGTGGAGCCATTCAGGGTCTTGGCTTTGCAAAGGAAATTCTATTAGACCTTGCACAACGTATGGAGACAGACGCAGATGAGTGAGATTCTTATAGGGCAAGACGCAGAAAAACCAGAGCAATCCACAGTTCTGCCAGACACGCCAGAGCTTAAAGCAAAGCAGTTGCCGCAACCATCCGGGTATCACATGCTCTGTGCGATCCCTGAGATTGATGGAACGTATGAGAGCGGTATTGCTAAAGCAGATGTCACCGTGTCGTATGAAGAGCGCCTGACGACAGTGCTGTTTGTTGTCTCGCTTGGCCCCGATTGCTACAAGGATGAGAAGAAGTTTCCTAGTGGCGCGTGGTGCAAGCAGGGTGATTTTGTTTTGGTACGTCCAAACACGGGTTCACGGATCAAGATTCATAACCGCGAATTCCGCATGATTTGTGATGACATGGTTGAAGGTGTTATCGAAGACCCACGCGGCATAGCTCGCGCATAAGGAGAAACTCATGGCTGAAGCAACGTATAAATTCCCCGATGAGGTGGAAGACCCCAAGGTAACTCAGGAAGCAGAACCTGATTTGGAGGTTGAAATTATTGATGACACCCCGCCGCAAGACAAAGGGCGGGAAAAGATGCCCCAAAAGATCGTAGACGAGTTGGAAAAGGACGATCTTGAGGAGTATTCGGACAAGGTGAAGACCCGCCTAGCCCAGATGAAGAAGGTCTGGCACGACGAGCGCCGTGAGAAAGAAGCCGCTACGCGTGAGCGGGAAGAAGCTTTTCGTATAACCCAAGCCTATGCTAATGAAAATAAACAGCTAAAACAAAGGCTTGGAGACGGCGAGAAGATGTTTGTGGACGAGGTTACTAAGTCTGCAAATGCTGAATTGGCAGCGGCAAAAGAACATCTTAAACAGGCGTACGAATCAGGGGACTCTTCTTCGATTGCAGACGCCCAAGAAGAGATGACCGACGCCAAGTTGAAACTGCGTGACTACCAGAACTATAAACCCGCTTTACAAACTCAAGAAAGTAGTGTAGAAACTCAACAACAGACTCAAGCAACGCCGCAAGCCGTTGATCCCAAAGCCGAAGAATGGCGTAAAGACAACTCTTGGTTTGGCGCTGACCCGGAGATGACCGCATCCGCCCTTGGTTTGCATGAAAAGCTAGTCCGGTCTGGTGTTGACCCTCGTAGCGAGGATTATTACCAGCGTGTCGATGCAACAATGAGAAAGAGATTCCCCGAGTATTACGAGGAAGAACAACCAC